GAGTCAAGGTGCTTATGATTGAGTTCCATGAGCATTACGAGACTCCTGAGAGGGCGTTAGAGGTACGACATATCAGAAAGGCATTGGCCGCTCGACCGGAGTTTGAGTGCTTCTGTTCTGACGAGTCATGGTTCCCCAAACTTCAACTGAGGAGGAGATGAGGAATGGGCAAACCTGTAGAGCGAAGGAGCGACTGGTATCAGTCGGTTGAACTCCCCGACAAGATTATTGAGGGGTGCGGGAACGGGAGTAGAGGGATTGATGCGATGAATCGACGTTGGGAGATGGTTACAGACCATCTCGAAGACGCCCACACATCATTCCTTGACATAGGATGTGCCGAGGGTGGTTTCCTCGTAAAAGCTGCCCACTATGGGTTCTCTGCCATCTATGGCGTGGAGGTTGACATCACGCGACGGCGGAGGGCTACAGATACCCTTCATGCGTGGATGGCCGACGGTCTTGCTCTTGGCGAAGAAACTGCCTTATTTGGCGATCTTTATGCCACAGAGAAGCAGCTTGACTGCGGTAAGGCTGACATCACCATCTGCTTCTCCATGATCCACTACGTGAGAGATGTCTTTCATTTCCTTGACACCGCGATTTCTCTCACCAAGCACAAGTTCTTCTTTGAGTTCCCCGTGCAACCGGAGACCCAAGACAATACTGTGAATTACAGGGGCGCCGAGAAGAGTGGTGTCATCTTGCCATGGTGGCTCCTCAGAGATCGTATGAGCACCCTCGGAACCATTGAGGTCATCTCGGACCCCCACAAGAATCAAGTCGGAAGGAGAATAATCGGGTGTCTCAGCGTAAACTGATTATAGCAACCGGGCACCTCTGTGCAGGTAAGACATGGCGTATTAGTCATCTCTCGGCCAAGTTCAAGAAGGAACGGGGTAAGGGTCTTGCTTCTCTTGACCTTGCATGGATTGACTGGGCAGCTTCTGGACCCGATACCGAGGAGTACATCCTGGGCCTCCTTGACATCTTGGAGGAGTGCTGCAAGAGCACAGCAGAATCTCGCCATACTGGCTCACTCAAAGGCTCTCTTGCTCCCTATCTGAATCATTTTGGGGTTCCGATTCAAGGGAAAACCTTCGACCGCAATTCGACGAGAGCGGCACAAATCCTCAACCGGCTTCTCATGCGTCTCAAAGACTATGACATAGGAATTGCGGAGTGTCGGTACATGCTCAAAGGGGAGAGAACACTACTTCTCAAGACCGTTACTGATTATCTGCCTCACACGACCTATCTGAACGTCATGTACCCCAAACCCTCGGACCTCGTGGAGAGATGCCGAAGACGCTACCCCGATAAATGCGGCAATGTGACGGTCGATAGTGTCAATAATTACTATGAATCCATCTACCCCAGCAAAGACCTTCGGAGTGAGCCCTGGGATGTCATCCAGTATTGCGTGAATGCGAACGATGAGTTGAATGAACCGCTGAAAGAAGCCCGATGAGCATGCAGGAGACCCCCGAGTGAACGTGTACAGTTTGCACATCGAGAAGTGCGGGGGGACTACCGTAGAGTTCCTGTTGAAAGAAGCCTTCGGAGACTCCTATGTGGCAGCGTCGTATGGGCAGCCCGCGTTTTGTGAGGACGCCAGCCAGAAGGAGTTTCCAGATGGGTCCATGTTCCACGGCCACTACAACTTCAACGCGCATTTGTATCACACACGTACCGTGCCTATAGAATACATTACTGTTTTGAGGGAGCCCGCAGACCGATTTGTGTCTCACTACTACCATGCGGCCACTCGTAAGGATCATCACCAATTCACCGTTGCGACTGGCATGTCGCTCACGGACTATTTAGTGTGGGCTGGTGGCGAGGCTACGAAGAACCTAATGACGTTCAGGTTGTCTAGCATGCGGTTTAACGGTAGCAACGAATTAGATGCGCTAGAACAGGCCTGGGCCAACCTGCAATCGTGTGCAGTGGTCGGCTTGGTGGAGCACCTAGACGATTACATTGAGGAACTATGCCGTCGTTACCAACTGACGAAGCCCGAAGACGGCAAGAGGAATGTAGGTAAACGTAAGCAGCTTCACGAGTTAGACGACAATCTGATCGCCAAAGTGCGGGAAGCCAACAACTTAGACTGTGAACTATACCGCCGACTGATAGAGTTACTGGTCAAACGAAACGACACCATATTAAGGAATCACCATGACTGAAGAACACGATCCCATGGGCGCCATTGAGGTCTTCAACAAGACCGTTCGACACATGCTTGCTCAGCTTGCCGAGGACACTGGCGAGACGAAGTTCCAAGTCGCCTTCCAGAAGACCGGCCCAGAGTGCATCAACACCGATTGGCTGGTCGAACAGCTTGTCATGCTGCGGGGGGCCTTCATGGGGATGCGGGACGAAATCCTTCTACTGAAGGGCATCACCCACCGATTGCTCGCCGCACTCCCAGAGGATACGCAGGCAGATGTCCTGACAGACGTGCAGTCTATGGTAGAGAAATCGTGCGAGGCACGTCGAGAAGCCTTTAAGAACGCACCCGCTACCAGCCCTGTCAAGTCGAAGATCATTACCCCGCGCAGTATGGGGTAAGATTCTCTGCCCTAAGTTGCGGGAAGTACCGTACCCGCAACAAAATAAACCAATTTTGCACATTGGTCCCCAAAATTGCAGTTTTGTGCTAAGCTATAGTCACGACGTACTTTAGCACAGCGGGACCAGCTTGACTATAGTGCCCCAGACAGTCATAGAGGACTACACCCCCTCTTGCGAGTCCGAGGATACCCGGCTTCCTGCCGACATATCCAAGGATGAACGCATGCACCGCGCCTTCGCTCTGAAGATGCGCGGTTTTACTGTTGCAGATATCGCGCGGGTGCTGAAAGTAAACCGCAGCACCATCGACCGCGATCTGAGCGCCTACACCAACCAGTTCCGCGAGTCCCTTGAGCAAGAGCCCGCCGCTAACATCATTGCGGAGAGCGTGTTATGGCTTGATGACATTGAGCGTATGTGCTTGTTTGAGGCCCAGCAGTCCGGGGATGACACTCGAATCGACCCCGAGGATGGCACCGCAACGGTCATAAAGTCGGGCGACTCCGTAACGAAGAACCGCTGGGTCATCTCTGCAATGAAAGCGCGGGAGATGAAGACCAAACTCCTCTCTGACACCGGCGTGATCCCGAAAGACCCCGACCGCATCTATCACAGGATTGTGGAGAGTAAGATCGTTGAGGACGGGTCAGACACGGATGATCGCGACCCTTCCGAGATGGCTAAAGACATTCTCCGACTGGTGGAGAACACCAAGACACTATGACCGCCGTAGCAGAAATGCCCCCTAGTTTCCTTGCCGGTAAGACCGACGACCAGTTACGGTCGCTGGAGAAGCTGTTGCAGATTCGGGCCAACCGTCTGCACTTCGCATCTGACTGCCATCGTAGTACCAGTGGTCGCCGGATGGAGTTCGACGCCTTCCCACATATCGTCGATCTGTATAACAACCCTGCCCCACACATCGTGTTGCAGGGCTGCGTGCAATCTATGAAGGCGCTGCCTGATGACGCTCTAGTCCACACGCCAAGCGGGTGGCGGCAAAACGGCGACCTGAAGGTCGGGGACGCTGTAACGCGACCCAGCGGCGGGGAAGCACGCATTACGAACGTGCAGCCGTTCAAGCAGAAGCAGATGTACGCCTTCACGCTGTCAGATGGTCGGCAAGTGGAAAGCTGCGAGGACCACTTGTGGAAAGTGCGGCGAGAAGACCAATCAGATTGGCACGTTCTGTCTACGCAAGAGATCATGGCCGATCTTGATAATTACACGTTCGATCTTCCTACAGTGTCTTGGCTCAACGTGAGCGCAAGGTGGATCGAGAGTGCAAAACCTTCTCGCATAGCCGACGCAACCTGCATTATGCTCGACGACGACGAACATCTATACATCACGAACGACTACGTCGTGACCCACAACAGTGAGTGGCTGATCGTGGACCACTTTGCGATGGCCAACCAGGGCCTCTCGGTGTTCTTCGTGGTGCCCAAGTTTGAGATGCGTAACACCTTCGTCCAGAATCGCGTGAACCGCTGCGTGGAGCGGGTGGACGAGTACAAGAAGATCATCGGGGCGTCGTTCTTCGACAGTATCGCCATCAAGTCTTTCGGCAAGGGCGTTATCAAGTACGTCGGCTCGAACGTCCTGTCTGACTTCAAAGAGTTTCCCGCAGACGCTATCGTGGTCGATGAGGTAGACGAGTGTGACGCCACCAACGTGCAGTACGCGCTCGACCGGCTGCGGGGGTCTAAGTTCCAGTTCTCTCGTTATGTAGGCAACCCCAAGTTTGAAGACAAGGGGATCAACGCATTCTTCAAGGAGTCCGATGCCCGTGAGTGGTTTGTGCCCTGCGCCCAATGTGGTGAACGACACATCACGGACTGGTTCGAGACGGTCGTGGATAGCGTGAAGGACTCCGAGGGCAACATTCTAAACTACAAGCTGCGGGATACCGAGTGGTTCGCCGGGTGCGGGCGAGACATCTACATGATCTGCTCCAAGTGCGGGGGCGTATTAGATCGCTCCAGTTCTGCTGGCGAGTGGGTGCAGATGCAGCCCGATAAGGATATCGTAGGCTACCACTTCAGTATGCTGTGCTCGCCAATCAACTCGGTAGCTAACATGTGGGGCTTCTTCACCAAGGCGATTCACGAACCTCAACTCCTTCAGCAGTTCTACAACTCGTTCCTGGGCCTCCCCTATTCGGCAGAGGGCAGCAAGGTCACAGAGACGCTGCTAACCCACTGTGTCGACCCCGACATGACCTTCGTCGTCGAAGGCACCCTCGGGCACATCCCCGACCATAAGCACGCTGGCCCATGTGTGATGGGCATTGATGTCGGGGGCAACTTTGACGTACACATCTCCTCGAAGGAAGATAACCCGAGGCGTCGGGCAGCCTGCATAGGGAAGGTTAAGTCCCTCGACGATCTATATGATCTGGTTCGACGCTACAACGTGCAGCACTGCGTGATTGATGCCATGCCAGAGGCTAACCTCGCCCGCGACTTCCAGATGGGCTGCACCTCACTCAACTGTGATGTGTGGCTTTGCCGGTATGGGAGCGAGGGTGTAGCTCGAAACTACCAACTGAACGCCGCAGAGCGCCTCGTGACGATTGATCGAACGTCCGCATTAGATAAGTCCTTCGGCCAGTTGCGGTCCCGGCAGAACATTCTGCCGCTGAACTACAACGCGATCCAAGGGTTCACATCTGAAATGTGCCGCCCCATTCGACAGATTACCAACGATCAGAGGGGTAATACCAAGTACGCGTGGACGAAGGACGAAGACCACGCCAGACACGCAGACACTTATGCCATGCTCGCCAACGAACTCTTCGGTGAGGCGATGATTGAGGACGCTTATGTCGGATGAGAACGTACAAATCGTGACCGATGAAGACGACCTCGCCGTTGCAGAGAAGGCTGTGCAATCGGTTGCAGACGATTCGCCGGTGATCTCGGAAGCCTATGTGACAGACGAGGGCCAGGTGGTATCGCACGACCAGCTTTTGTCGCAGGTGGCGCAGATGACCATGCGTAACTTCGCTCCCGATATGGTCCACAAAGAGTCCTCCGAACTCAAGCTAGATGTGCAGAAGTATGTGGAAGGCTCCAACCAATCCCCACGAGGTATGAATGAAAGCGATTCCCTCGGACTTGAGAAGGTTGTGGAGCCCCCGTACCCGCCAGAGTTACTGGCGAGGTTCTTGGAGATCGACGAGACGCACTACCGCTGTGTGCGGGCCAAGACAACCGATTCAGTCGGCAGGCCTTGGACGCTACTTCCGAAGAAGCTACCCAACGGAACTCCGCTAGACCCTGCTAAGATCACGACTCCCATTCAGGCCCAAGCCACGGATGAAACCGCGACCATCATGGCATTCGTCGAAGAGTGCAACGATGCCATCGGTTTCAACAGCGTCATTCATCGGGCGTGCATGGACTACGAGGCCATCGGATGGGGTGCCATCGAGGTCATCCGGTCACGCGACAGGAAGATTCGCCGCATCGACCATATCCCAGCTTCCCGCATCAAGGTTCTTCGCGGGTGGAAGGGTTTCGTTGAGGAATGCGGGCCTGAGAAGAAAATCTACTACCAGCTATTCGGTCGCAAGGTTGTCAGCGCAAATCGCATAGACCCTATTACAGAGAAGCCGGAGCCGTACAATCCCCTGCTTGACGGCGAGCTTTCCGAGGCCAGTCCCGGCATTGCCTGGAACTTTGTAGACAAGAAGACAGGCAAGCCCGGAGGCTCCTACGAGGACTCTGCTAACGAAGTCATCTACATTCCGAAGGATCACAGCAACTCCATCTACTACGGCATCCCAGATGTAGTTGCGGCTGCTAGTAGCATCCTTACGAACGTCGAGATTCGCGACTACGTACTCCAGTTCTTCGCCCACAATACAGTCCCCCGCTATGCGGTGATCGTTGAAGGCGCGAATATGTCTCCCGAAGTGAAGCAACTGATCTCCAAGTTCTTCAACGAGGGCATCAAGGGGCAGAATCACAAGACGCTCGTGCTGCCGATCCCCGCTACTGGCGGGCAGGTGAAGGTCGAGTTCAAGCGCCTTGACGCCGATTCGCGGGAGGCCAGCTTCCAAGAGACGTATAAGGCACAGCGAAGCAACATCCTTGTCGCTCATGGCGTTAGCCCGGCGATCATCGGTATCGCAGACACAGCTAACCTTGGTAGTGGTAAAGGCTTATCGCAGGCAGAAATCTACAAGGATCGCATCGTCACCCCGCAGCAGACGTTGTGGGAGAACCATCTGAACAAGCTGTTCCGGTACGGGCTTGGGACGACCATCACGCAACTTGAGTACAACGACCTTGACATCCGTGACGAGGACGCCGACTCTCGGATTGTTGAGCGATACATTAAGAATGGTGCGATGACCCGCGATGAGGGTCGGCAGCGAGCCCGCATTGGAGGTTCGATTGACGGTGGTGACGTTGCGACGATCAGCGACCGCACCGTGACGCCCGTAGAGACCCTAGACGATGCCATGGAAGCATCGCGGACCTTGGAGGCGACCGAAGGTCGTGCTAGGGAGATCGAGCAGGAGATCGAAACGCGGGACGACCGAAATGCGGCTAGGCAGGAAACCGTAACCCCATGACCGCCACGTTGGAAGTACAACTCGTTGAGAAGCAGTCCCAAGCGTTCCTGATTCGTTCAGCGACGAAGGGCAAGAGGCTGTCAATTGAGAAGCACTTCGAGTCCCAGCTTAACGAGTGGCTGGATCGCTGGTACAACGAGCTTGCAGACCTCCTGCTGTCTAGGGGGGTACTAGAAGCCGCCAAACGGCAGGCCGCCGTAGTAAAGGAGCAAGACCTAGACGCTGACGAGCGACCTGCCGTTATAGACGACACTCTCACGCAACTATTCACATACGTCTTTGACGATATAGTGGATAGTGAGCTTCGCCGCATACTGAACACCTTGTGGACCACGAATCTCATCTTGGCGTACGAACTCGGGGCATCCGTTGCCTTGGAGTCATTCGGGGTCACCCCAGAAGTGCGCAGCGTGGTGGAGAAGGCTGCTGGCGATGTGTTTGTCTTTGAACTAACCGATGCCGAGGTGATTGCTTCCTTAGAGAATAGGGCGATCAAGTTCGGTAGAGGCATCACCGCAGAGACCATCAAGGATGCTCGTAGTTCCATCCGAGACGGCTTCTTCTTGGGCACGAAGACTCTAGACGAGGTAGCACGCACGATTCGTGCTGGCAACGGCACCTCAACATGGCGAGCCCTGAAGATAGCCAGGACCGAAATACAGGCTGGATATAACACGGCCATGTTTGATATGTACTACCGCTCCGGCGTCCGTAGAAAGAGGTGGCTTACCGTAGGCGATCCTCGTGTGCGGCCTTCACACACGTCGAATGAGTCTGCGGGCTGGGTTCAGACCTACGCTTTGTTCCCATCTGGTCAGCAGCACCCCGGCGAAGGTAACGATTCGGTCAATTGTCGCTGCTCGTTGCAGGCAGACTTAGACGACCCCCAGTTGATACTGACTCCGTGGGACGGCAGCGGGTTCTCTACCCTACCCACGAGTCCGATTGTTTAGGAGACTTCAGATGGAAGTTATCGAGAAGGCCGAAGATCGCCGATTGCTGAACGTGTCATCGCCAGTCACGTTATTTGATGGCGGGACCGAAGACGCTGTGACGATCAGAGGGTTCATGTCCGTCGAGATCGAGGATCGCAGCAACGAGTTCGTTCCCGTTGACGAGTTTAAGATCAAGAGCTTCATGGCCAAGCCTGTGCTGAAGTTCAACCATCGCTTTTGGCTGGACGAGTTTGGTAACGCGGTCACTGTCGGGGTGCCTACTGATATGTTTGCGGCAAAGGTTGCGAATATCCCCGGCGATCCTGATAACTACGGCGTTATCCCCATCGGCAAGTCCGAAGTTGCAGACACCTTCCCGAAGGCACTCGCCCCCGATATGCGGGTGGGTATGAAGGGCGTTTGGATGGTCGCCGACGTGACCGTTCCAGAGGTAGCTAAGAAGGTGCGACGAGGCGAACTCAACTCCTTTAGCTGGCGCGGGATGGCGCGGGCGGGCTATCGACAGCTAGACGACGGCACGACGCAGAAGACATTGGGCAACATCGAACTTTACGAGGTTAGTATTGTGTATATCCCCGACAACCCCAGTGCAATCTTTGCGGTCGCGAAAGGCGTGGGCGACCCAGACGAAGCGTTGGTAGTACATTCTGTACGTTTGGACAAGAGTAGATTCGGAACGGACACGGAAGCAGCAGAATACCTGAACCGGAGAGAATTAAGTAAAGACGGAGTACGTGAGGACAAGTCAGCATACTACGCTATTCAAAAGTCACTCGAGGACTTCCAAGAGCGTGCGCTGGTTTTAGTTAAACTGGATGACGGTGTTCAAGCCGTCGCCGGTCCTCTAAAAGAGCAATCGCAAGATGATCCCGAAGTTGGGATCGGCACGCTGGTGGGAGATGGTCTTCTACAGCAGTTTCAGGAATGGGCTAAATCAAAGGAGCCTACCATGAGCAACGAAGCACAGGCTTCCGATAAGCAGGCAGAAGACGCCGCCTCGCCGGAAGTCATTACCGAGAGTCCCGATACCGCCGAAGTTTACAAGCAGTACGAAGAGTTGGCCGACCTTATCGCCGACAAGACTGCTACGAAGCTTGCCGAGGCGAACGCTACCATGTTTGGCGAGATCACCACGACGCTCAAGAGTGTCGGGGACGCCATGCAGACGATTGCATCGAAGCAAGGCGACGTTGCAGAGGAAGCAGTGGTCGAAGAGACCCCCGCCGAAGCCATCGAAGATGTCATTGAGTCCGCCGTTGACGCGGCCCCCAATGCCGAGATGCTGGAAGCGATGAAGTCCGTTAAGGAAGCCCTCACGATCCTTACGGATCGCCAGAAGTCCGCCGAAGACCAGCTTGGCGCCATTGCCAAGTCGGCCCAATCCACAGTCCGTGACGAGCAGGTTGAGAAGGCCCCGGAAGAGGTAGACCCCAACGAGTCCTTGGACTCTATCTTCCCGTTCTAACCTCTCGCAAACATACCCCAAAGGAGATAGCACTATGAGTGCATCTAGTATTCAACTTCCACTCGATCGACTCGTCCAGAAATCGACGATCGACGAGACGGCTCTGCCGAACAGCGTGCTGAATCGCCAGCAGGCTGATAGGTTCATCGACCTCGTGATTAACGAGTCTACCTTGGTCAAGCGTATCCGCATCCAGCGGGTTGGCAACCCCAAGGGCGAGGTCAACAAGCTTGATCTCGGTAACATCGTGACCGAAGGTGCGTCCACTACCAGTACGCCGACGACCCGTCTTCCGCAGGAATCGGTCTTGACGTACGACATGGTGAAGTACCGATCCGCGTTCGATCTCAAGACTGATTTCATTGAGGACAACCCGGAGAAGGGCGGCGTCCGAGACACGCTGCTCACGATGTTCTCGAAGCGTATCGCCACTGACAGCGAGATGGCGTTCATCGAGGGCGACGCTTCGCTGGCGACCGGCGATGCCCAGAGTAACGAGAACAACCTGCTTGGCGTCAATGACGGCATCCAGACGATTCTCACCGCCGAGGTTCCCACTGCTCAGCAGCTTGACGCCTCGGGTGCGGCTCCGAGTAAGGCGCTGTTCTACGACATGAAGCGGGCCATCCCGAGCCGCTACCGTGTTGCCCGTCCCAGCTACGTGTGGCTCGTTCCATCAGGCACCTACGATAAAGCAATTTGTCGTCTTGCTGCGTAAGCGGTAAGATAATGACATGGCTATATGCTGGAAACTCCTGTTAAGCTGAGCGTACTAATGAGACAGTCTTGGGCCAAAGAAATCTTTCCGATGCCACTGGAAACACCAGACCAGAACTACTGGTTGGGGTTCCTGATGGCTGATGGGAATGTTGCGGGTTACGAAGGTAACGGTTATAACCTTCGCTGCGACTTGGCCTCAAAGGACGGTTACCACGTTTCGCGTCTTGCAAAGTTCTTGGGCGTTCGATCCTATTCTTATCGTAGGGTCGTTCGATGCCAAATTGCATGCACGTTGGATCGTGAGTGGCTTGCCCAGCACGGCCTAGTTCCTCGTAAAACTGGCCGCGAGACTTACCCCGATTCCGTCACAAATCACAGCGCCTTCATTTCTGGCGTCATAGATGGTGACGGGTCGTTTTGCATAGCGACTGGCCGAGGCGGATACAAGTTCGTGTCAATTCAAATCTCTTCACAGAGCAGAGACTTTCTGTGGAAGATTTCGAGGCGACTACACAAAGAGCTTGGTATCTACTCTGCCCCGCTACTGCGAAAAGCGAAAAACTGCTCGCAACTGTCGTACTCACTTGGTCCGAAGAACGCTGGAAGACTACACACGTTTCTGTATTCCAGCGGTCACACGTATCTGCACAGAAAAGAACAAGTGCTTCGACGGTTTGCGCAAGGTAATTCTGCCCTCATTAGTGAAAATCGTTCGGATAAGGACAATCAGCAGGGAAGTCCTAGTGACCCCTCAGAGATCACATGCCGTGCCCCTGTCCTGACCGGATAGGGTGAAGATATGATCCGGCCTATGCTTAAACGCATAGGGTTCCCGAAATGGATGCTTGATTGGTCAGACAGAGCCACCGATGGTGGCGACAGCGCCCTTGCTAGTGGCCTGGTCCCCGGCCCATGGGGGATTCCCCTGCTTGAAGTTCCCCTGATGCCGGAAGACCTCACATTCGGTACTGCGGGCACGGACGGCAGCCAGATTTGGCTCACTCCCCTCAGCAACCTCGTCTACTTCATCCAGCGGGATGTGACGATCGAGTGGGAGCGAGTGCCGCGTCAGGATATGTGGCAGTCCACTATCCACTTCCGCGTTGACTTCGAGGTCGAGAACCCCAATATGGTGGTCACGGCCCTGAACGTCTCGCTGAGCGGTTCCGATTACACCTAAACCCTGTAGTCCCCGGCCACCCGCGCTTAGCGGCGCGGGCGGCCTTTATGTCGCAACTTTCGTCAATCAATGGTACACTGGTGTTAACCAACGGCACATTGGCTCTTGGTGA